CATCCTGGCGCAATCCATACATGCCTCATATATCTGCGTTTATCTTTCCAAAAATCAGGAATGTTAAGTTCCCCGGAGAGAACAGCAGAAATCAAAAATTCCGTATATACCTCCCGACAAAAATGCTCAATGAGGAACTGCTGCCACATCATGTATGTACGCTGATCTTCCAGCAATCCCTGGCGTGCACTGCTGTAATTTACCTGTGACATATCCCGGGATACAGCCTCATATGACAAACCTTGACCAGCTCCTGCAAGGCGCTGCTGTGTGGATATAAAATCTTTTGCGGAAGTCGCCTGACCTGATGGTGTAACTGCAGATACATCTTCTCCCGGCTCCAAATAATGTATCATTCCAGGCGAAATAGTCTCTTGTCTATGACCGCTTTTTTCATCTATTCTCCCACCTATGACGCCCCTACCTAATCCTGTACCAGGTACTTGTTTTCTAATAAAAACAGATAAACAAGCAAGGATTCTTTCTTTCACCGAAACTGCTTCAACAAACTGATTCACATCACGAATTCGCGGCAAAGTTTTTGCCAAAGGAGATATTTCCCTGATTTGTGATGGTCGCGTTTTTTTCCAAAGGAAAATTATTCGTTCGGCTGGTATCCTCTCAGATTGTCCTGCCCAGTAGCCGTCAGGAGTGTATTTTTTTAGCCAGTAAGCAATAGGCCTATTATATTGGTCCATTTCAATGCCACCGATAACTCGATTCTTGCCAATACCGGGCAACTGATTTATAGATGTGTCAAGTTCATCAACTTCCCGGGCCTGCAACTGAAATGGCACAACACCATTGTTGGTATATGTTTTAACAAAAATGATACCTCCATCAACCAGCAACCGTCTAATAACCATCTGCTGTAACTCATTGAATGACTGTTGACTGGTTAGATCGCAATTCCGAGGTTTACACCATTCATTCCATAAATCTTCGATCTGTTCGTTTAGTTCTTCATCCTCAGTGCCGTCAGGCTTTAATACTTTGGCTTGAAGTCTTATTCCTGTTCCGACTACATTACGTTCGAATGGTCCAATTATGGCTTCAGCTATATCGCTATTTCGTTCTAAATCCCGGGACCTTGCCCGGATAATATCCCTCTGAGCACGGTCGGTCTGCTCAGCTGTGGCATTTACGGCAACCCATCCAGCATTCAACCGTTCGGTGCTGCCTGCATCATAAAAACTCCTGAATGCTTGTCTCCATGCTAAGCGTTTATATCCCAATGATGGGCTTATGAAGCCTAAAAATTTATCCAGCCAGTTCAATTCAGTCACCTCCGGTCAAACACTGCCACAGCGACATTGCCGCCGTTTTCTTCAATTAACTGTCTCATTAAAGAACGCCTTTCCTGATACAAAATAGAAAGATCAGCACGCCTCAGTCGTCTGCTGCCGATACTGTATTCCTGCGCACCATTTTCAATTGCACCTATAGCTTTATTAATCTGTTCAAGCTGTTCCTGTATTGTCATCACAACCACCTGCCTTTCTGTGGTATCCAATTGTTATTGGCATTGATAAAGTTATTTTGCTGTTCAATTTGCTGGACTTTATTTGTATCCGGTTCCTTCTTTGCTTCCGGCTGCAGATATCTTACATGCAATAAATCCGCAGCCAAAGCAGCATATACTTCACAGTCAAGATAATGGTTTGCTACATGGGAACCTTTTGGTCTCCACACTTCAATTTCAAGGCCGTTTTTTGTCCTTTCAATTATCTTTTCCTCAGAACAAATCTGTTCCGCGTAATCTCTATCGCAACCCTTATAAACCATCCACGAACCGGGGCCGTTCTCTCTTTTAAGTCTTCCGGCAATCATGTCTTTGTATTGGTGGCCGTCCACAATATACAGTCTCATCCCATATGCCTTGCTGCCCGCCTTATCAATCGTACTGATTTTGTATCTTGGAACAAGCGGATTAGATGAACCTTTAACTGGTATCGCCCATTCCTGGTTCATTGCACAAAACTCATATACTTCATCTGTCCTGTCACCGGAGTCGATCGCGCATAGGTTAACCTGATATACATTGCCATGCCTGTCCTGATATGGTAGGTTCATGATGTATTCAATTTCGTCCCAAGTCCACGCTATTCCGTGTCGTATATTCCAACTGGTCATGAATGCGCCCCATGCTCGAATCGTGAAATAAAAATGGTCCTTCTGGACATCTACGCCCGCGGTTATCAGAATAGCCTCATCAGGAACAACGCCTTCTTCGTATTCGCTTTGGCGTTCGAGGACTAATTCGGCATTCATTTTTGCCTCTGTCTGTTCCCATGGTTCCGCAAGCCATGAGTTCACAAAATTCATCAGAAGCTCCGGAATATCTTTTGACCTCATAAATTCATAGGCTACATCTCCGAACCTCACCCATGGCGAGTATAGAGCATTCAGGTGAAATGCTGTTTTTCTTGTCCCGGCTTTCTTTTCGGATTCCCAACGGCCAGCGCGAAGCATCCCAGGTTTATGTCCATCTGTGATAATCCCATGACATTGTTCACATTCGTAATATGCTGTTGCCTGTGCTTCCTCCGGTGTTTTTGCACTCTCTGACCACTTAATCTGTTTAAATCTCAGTGTCTGGTAATGCCCGCAATGCGGGCATGGTACATAATACCTGCGCTGATCGTCGGCATTCTCCCACTCCTGCCAAATAGGTCCATTTTTTCGTGTAGGCGTAGATGTCTGAAATATCTTTTTGTTATGAGCGAATGTTTTTGTACGTTCACGGGCCAGACTTCTCGGATCCGCTTCCTTGCCTGAACTCGCCGGATACTTGTCAACTTCATCCATTAACAGATACCTAATAGGCCGGGATGCAAGCGAAGCAGGAGAATTCGCCCCGGAAAGCACTATATACATCCCTTCAAACTGAAGTTCCAAAATTTTGCTTTCCTTATCCTGATATTTTTCTAGAAGGATAGGGCATAAGTTTATCATTGGTTGAATTCTGTTTTTGGATGTATACTCAGCTAATTCAAGCGTAGGATAAACTATCAATGTCGGGCTTGGATCCTGAGCAATAATATAGCCTACAATGTTTTGTAGGCTTTCGGTACCTCCAACCTGTGTCGGTTTCACGAAAATAATTTCCTCAATTTCAGGGTCATTGAATGCATCCATAATGCCCTGCAAATATGGCGTTCTTGCTGTTCTCCATGGCCCGGGTTCTGCTGATGTTTTTGCATCAAGTATCCTATACTTATCTGCCCATTGAGACACCGTAAGGTTTTCCGGGGGCTTCAATATTTTCAATGCCACATGCAACCAGGTCGGCCAATCAACCTGTTGCTTTCTTGCCTTTTGGTGCTTTGTATATCCCATCAATGCTGAGTTGTTCGAGAGCATCGTTTGTCAGCTCCGTTATCATTTTTTCAATCCTCCTGGCTTCAATAGCATCAACAAATGGAGAAATCTCAGTGGCTATTCGCCGACTGTATCCCAGCATGGACCGTTTAAGGACAATAAAAAATCGCTGTAGTTCAGCGATTATCTCATCTTTCGGAATATATTCTCCTCTTTGGATTGCATTTTTAAATTCTGCAGCTTCTGATTGTGCTTGTTTATATTTAGCCTCAAAATATAGTTTCTGTTCTTTGAGTGAAAGTTTCTCAATATCTTTTTCAGTTTTTATGCCTGCTGCCGAAACTAAGCCTCTCCATTCCAAAACTTCTTTTAGTGGCCACCAGCCACGCGCAACTTTAGGGCAGCCATCATCACTCCAACGTTTCAATGTAGATTTATCTATGTTAAATACCTCGCACATTGCAGCTGTGCTAAGGCAAATTCTATCATTAATGATTTTAACTTTATTATCCATTTTCCCCTCACCAAAGTTGCAAAGTTGCATGATTTTTTTCTTTCAAACTCGGTCGAATCCCGGGCCTCGCCAGACCCGCATCGCCCCACCCGTCCGGAAGGACCCGCTATTTTCAATACTTCCGAGAGGTATACATAATATAACTTACACTATCATTATTCTGGTAATAAAAATTTTGCAAGAATTACTTAATAATCTTGCATATTAATCGCTGAGAAATATTTATTTTTAAATAAAAAATAAAAACCGCAGAATATAATATTCATGCGGTTTTCTGAATATCCACTATAATAATAACATAAAAAAATCGAACAAACCGAACAAATTTAATTATCCCTCAAAAATCTGTTATGAAGCATTCTCACACTATCAGGAGTATTCCCCCCGCCGATATGATTTGCAATCTGCTTCCAGGATAGACCGTTTATGTACCGTAAAATCATTATTTGACGTATTAAACTATCATCAATGTTATTTATATATTCAACCAGCTGCTCTTGCTTTTTAACAAGTATTTTCAGGCGTTTTTGTAATTTTATCCTGAGGTGTTTAACTCGCTTTTCATATTCCGGAATGGCTATACCTTCAATGTGAAATACCCTTTTCTGATACGGCCATACCGGATTTGAACCTGAAACATAATCTGCAGCATA